GCGATCACGGCGTCGAAGATCGCCACGGACGCGATCGGTGCGGCTCAGCTCGCGGCCGACGCCGTCGCGGAGATCCAGAGCGGCCTCGCCACGGCCGCCGCCGTCGCCGCGATTCCCACGACGAGCGCTCCGACCGCGAACCAGAACGCCGACGCGCTCCTCGACCGCGCCTCCGCGATCGACGGGGCGACCCCGCGCGACACGCTCGCCCGGATCGCCGCCTCGAGCCACGGGAAGGTCTCGGGCATGGCCTCGGGCTCGCCCACCTTCCTCGGGCAGGACGGCGCGACGCCGCGGATCGTCGCCACGGTCGACGGCGACGGGAACCGGACGGCGGTCACGCTGCCGTGAGCCGGCCCACCTTCTTCGGGCGTCGCTTCTGGGGCGCGCGCTACTTCGGGCGTCCCTACTGGGGCCCGCGCGAGACGGGTGGCGGCGGCTCGGGCTCGGGCGTGGACGAGATCCTCCTCTCCGCTGCTCAGGCCGCGAGGATCCTCCGCGACCGGATCAGGCGAGCCCTCGGAGCCGAGCGCGAGCGGCTCGTGCTCCTCCTCGCGCTTGTCGAAGGAGACGACGACCTGTGAGCCTTCGATCCGCCGCGCCCGACGAGAGCGACCTCCTCCCCGAGCTCCGGCTCCTCGCCGTCGCGATCCTCCGCGGGGACGCTCGCGCCCCCTTCTTCGAGGGCGAGGCCGCGTGGTCCGCCGGGCGCGTCGTGCGCGACCGGTGCGTCGCCGCCGACCTCGCGGGCCGCGCCGCGCTCCTCGACCAGGTCGCCGCGCCGAAGCCCCTATCGTTCGCGCTCCGGTGGAGCTCGATCGACGAAGCGGCCGAGTCGCTCGTGCAGCGACGGCCGACCCTCGCGGCGTCGTGGGACGAGGTCCGAGCGGTCTACGACGAGGACTACGCGCGCGGCGTCGGGGAGGCCCTCGCGATCGTCGTCCAGGGACGGATCGGGGAGGCGCTCTCGGAGGTCGGGAACCTCTCCGCGTCGGCCGTGCTCGCCCGCGAGGCGCAGGACGCTCTCGCCGACCTCCTCGAGGAGACGGCGTTCTCGGCCGCGCGCGCGACGAGCGTGGAGCAGCTCGAGGCGATCCAGAAGAGGCTCGCGAAGGCGATCCGCACTGGCGGCGACACGCGCGACCTCGCGAAGAAGATCGCCGCCGTGAACGACTGGACGCTCGGCTACGCGGAGAACGTCGTGCGGACGAACACGACGAGCGCGCTCGCGCAGGGGACGCTCCGCGAGGCGCTCCGCCTCGAGATCGAAGGCGAGATCGCGGGGCTCCGCTTCGACGCCGTGAACGACCGGGACACGCGACCGAACCACGCGGCGGCGGACGGGTTCGTCGCGCGGGCGAGCGACCCGGCGTGGACGATCCTCCGCCCTCCGCTCGGGTTCAACTGCTTCATGCCCGGGACGCTCGTTCAGGGGCGCGTGTTCTTCGCCTCACGCATGGCCTACTCGGGGGAGGTCGTGAAGGTAACGACGAAGTCCGGCCGTGTCCTCGCCCTGACGCCCAATCACCCGGTAGTGACCGTGCACGCCCTTCTGCCCGCGGGCGAGATCGAGGTGGGCCACCACCTTCTTCGCTATCTCGGGCATGAGGACGGGCCGACGTTGGGGCCCGCGCGACACGTCAACGAAGAGCACGGACCAGCCCGCGTCGAGGAGGTGTTTCGTGCGCTTGCGGAGCACGGGGACATACTCCGCTGTCGGGTAGTTGCTGACGACCTCCACGGCGACGCGGTCCATGGGGAAGGCGAGGTCGACGTTGTAGCGGTCCACGGCATGCTGCTTGACGGGCTCGCGGCCGAGCAGGGCGAGAGCGCGCGCCAGGTCTCCCTCGTCGTCGAAGCGCCCTCGGACGCCGGTCCGGGAAACGCGAGCGGCCTTGCCCGCCGCGACGCGGAGCGTGTGGACGGCGGAGCGGGCCTTGCCGCGGGTCGCGTCGTGCGCCCGGGCGACCTGGCGCTCTCGGGCGTCGGCGGACATGGAAGCCCACTTGAGCCGCTCCGCCTCGGACTGGCCTCGCGGCTCGAGTGCCCGACTCTGGAGGCGAAGACACACGACGCTCCGGCTCACGCCAAGCTCGTGCGCGAGCTTGTTCACGGAGTAGCCGGACTCGTAGAGACGGACGAGGTGGTCCACGTCGAGCGTTACACGCACAGCGGCCATGTCTACGACCTCCAGACGGAGACGGGGTGGGTGGTGGCGGGGGACTTCTTCGCGAGCAACTGCCGGTGCTCCGTGGGGCCCGAGCTCGGCGACGTCCCGCGCCGCGCCCGGATCCCTCCCGGCGCGGCGCCCGATCCGGGCTTCAGGGGAGCTCGCGCGGCGGCGGCGAACCCCTACCCCTGACCGAGGCGCTCGAGCACGGCGGCGCGAGACGCGGTCGGAAGCTGCCCGAACGCCCGGGCCGCGTCGGCGATCTTGCGGAGGGCGACGGCCTGGAGCTCGACGACTCGAGCGGCGCGGTCGAGCGGCTCGACCTTCGCGAGGAGATCGACCACGGCCGAGAGCGCCGCGTCGGCGGAAGGATCGTCCGACTCCACGGCGACCGCGGGAGGCGCGGGCGCTGGCTCGGGCTTCGCCTCAGCGCGCGGGCCACCTCCTCGAGGCGCCTGCACCGGCTTCGGCTTCCCGCCGAGGGCGACCTCGCAGAACGCGCGGTGCTTCCCGAACGCGGGAGGCCAGTCGCTCGTGAAGCCGCACGGGCACGCCTGCTTGATCCGAGCCGTCACGAAAGACTCCTTCCGGGCCTTGCCGCGCGCGGCCGTGCCCTCGATCACGGAACGAAGAGAGACGGTCCGCTTCTCCGCGGCCGTGAGGAGCGGAACGACCTCGGGAGCGGCTTCGGGCTTCAGAGCCTTCCAGTCGCTCGGCTTCCCGGAGCGACACGACCGGCACGCGTGCGTCGGGTGGGGGAGGCAGGAGCGGGAGCACACCCAGCACGCTCCCTCTCGGGGCTCGCGGCCGCCCTCCTCGAGGCGGACGTCGCGACCGCGGCCGACGCGTCCCGTCCTCGAGGGGGCGGCCACGCTCACGCCGTGCCCGCGGCCGTCTGCTTCGAGGAGCCGGCGTGCTTCCCGTATTCCTTCTCGAGCGCCTCGGAGATCTTGAGCACGTGCTCGGCGAGACCCTTCGCCGTCCGTTCCATGGGGCCGTTCGGGGCGCACGCTTCGGTGAGGGCGCGCGCGTGCGTCGAGCGCGCGGCTCCCGCCACGACGTGGAGGCGAGCCTGGTGCGCGCGGAGCCACTCCGTCGCCGTCGCGGGGAGGTCGGGCAGGGAGAGCGCGGCGTCCACCTCCGCGATCGCGCCGTCGATCGCGGGGAGGAGCTGGCTCCAGAGGTCGCCCGCGGCGCGCACGCAGAGCGGCGGCACCTCGGGCATTTGGCCGATCAGAGGGACGTTCACGCCGTTCCCTTGGTGGTCGCGAAGACGGAGGGGAGGCTTCTTGCTCACGGTCGTTCTCCTTCGAGTGGACGGGGTCGGGGCGCGAGACCGAGGGAGGTCCCGGGGGCGGCAGCGAGGCGGGCGCGGCAGACGAGGACGTCGCTGAACGACGAGGAGGTGACGCGGTCCGGGAGCGCGCAGGCTTGACCGGCCGGGGCGCCGCACGAGGGGCACGGAGCGCGACACGCCCGCACGGCGCGCTCGTCGGAGCCTCGCATGATCAGCCGGGCGTCGTTCGTCACGTGCCGGCCTCGCCTTCGCCTTCGCGGTCGTTCAGGTAGCGCTCGGCCGCGGTCCTGAGCACGCGTGAGACGCTGACGTCCTTCCGCTCGGCGAACGCGAAGAGGCGAGCGGCGAGCGTCGCTCCTGCGAAGAACGACACGTGCCTCGTCTTCTTCTCCGACCGAGGCGAGCGCGCAGGGCGCGGATCCGGCGGCATGCGGGCGTTCCTCCGAGGGGCTCTCAACCCTTACTAAACCTTAACAGACGACAACGACAAACGACGCACCTACCCTCCGCCGCATGGACCGCCTGGCGAAGGTCTACGAGAGCCGGAACGAGCCCGACGGGCGCGTGAGGGTTCTCCGCGTCCCGATCTACGCCGAGCACGTCCGCACTCGCCCCGTCCTCGACTACGAGACGGGCGAGGAGAAGGTCGAGGAGATCCCGTTCAACCGGGACTGGCTCGAGAGGGCGGTCGCTGACGCCGCGCGCGAGCAGGCGAAGGGGCATACCCCTCCGCTCCACCTCCGCCACAACTTCGGCACCGCGCTCTCCTCGACCGCGACCCCGACGGAGCCCGTCGGCACGTTCGAGAACCTCGAGCTCGCCGACGTCGACCTCGCGGCCCCGGGCGAAGAGCCCGACGTGAAGGCGGTCGTCTTCGCCGACCTCGTCTACCACGACCTGGAAGCGTTCGCGCAGTCGAAGCGATACCCGCACCGCTCGGTCGAGGTCTACGACTACCGCGAGCCGCGGATCAACTCGCTCGCGCTCCTCGGGTCCGAGGAGCCCTACTTCCGCTTCCCGAACCTCCGCGTGCGCGACGAGCGCGCGTCTCTCGCCCTCACCTACCGCCGCGGGCCGGCCTACGCCGTCCGCTGGGAGGACTCCATGAGCGTCAAGTCCGAGGCCACCAAGGCCCTCGTCGCCGCCTCCCTCGCCGGCGCCGCCGACAAGCCCGCTCCGGTCACCGCCGCCGCCCCGAAAGTCGAGGCCGTCGCTCCCGCCCCCGCTCCGGTCGCGGCGAACGCTCCTCCGGTCCCCGCGGCCGCTCCCACCCCGGCGCCGGCTCAGCCCGCCGCGCCGCAGGCCGACCAGACGGCGGCCGTGCTCCAGCAGATCCTCGCCGGCCTGAACGAGCTGAAGGCGGCGCTCACCGGCGGTCCCGGCGCGGGCGCCCCGCAGGCTCCGGGCGCCGGATCGGTCGCCCCGGTCGCGTCCGCCGCTCCGCAGAGCGAGGCCGCGCGCGTGGTCGCGGAAGCGGTCCGCGAGGGCGTGACGAAGGTCACCGCCGTCGCGAACGCCGACCTCCTCAAGCTCGAGACGGAGAAGCTCGTCCTCTCGCAGAAGGTCGCCCTCCTCGAGCGCCGCGAGGCCGCCCGCGCGGGCGTCGAGAAGCTCGAGCAGGAAGGCCACCTCGTCGGCCCCGAGCTCCGCCAGCACTTCCAGCGGATCGCCGACGCGGGCGAGTCCCTCGAGTCCCACCTCGCCCTCGCCCGCATGGGCGCGCCGAAGGCCCCTCCTCGCTTCTCCGACGTCTCCGCTTCGGCGTCCCAGGGCGAAGGCGTCACGGATCCGCCCGAGGTCGTCTCGGCCGGCGCCGTCGGCACGGCGGCGCGCGAGAACGCGCGCCGGCTCGCCGCGGAGCACGCCCACCTCGTGAAGCGCGGCGTCGTGAACACCTCGCTCGCGCGCTTCCTCGAGCTCGAAGCGAAGGCCGACCAGGGCAACGCGAAGGCCGCCGCCCAGACCCGTGCGCGCAAGACGCGCACGACCCCGACCACCTGAGACCCCGTCCCCGAAGGAGACCCCTCCATGGCCGCTTCCGCCAACAACAACCATTATCGGGCGACGGGCGCGTCGCAGCTCGCCGTCGTGATCAAGAACAGCGCCCAGGTCTACAAGAACTGCGTCGGCGCGATCGACACGACCGGCTACGGCCGCTCGTGGACCGGCGCCGCGGGCGAGATCCCCATGGGGCGGATCTCCGGCGGCGAGCTCTACGGCACGGGCCTCGGCGACACCTCCGCCGCGAACCCGCCCCAGCTCACGTTCAACATGGACCCCGAGCTCCGCAAGGACGTCGCGGTCACCGGCGCGTCCGCGGTCACCGACAACGGAGCCCCGGTCTACCAGTCGAACGACAACACGCTGACGCTCACGCGTCCCACGCGCGGCCGCCCCGCCGGGTTCGTCGCGACGTGGAAGACGGGCACGACGTGCGACGTGGTGCTCTTCGGCCCGCTCCTCGACGCGCGCCGCCACATGGGCGTGCAGCTCCTCCACCTCGGCGGCTTCTCCGCGGTCGCGGCGCACCTCGGCACGGGCGACGGGATCCAGTTCGCCTACCCCGGCCGGATCCGCGTCCTCTCGTTCTACGGGATCGTCTGCAAGACGCTCGCGGGCGGCACGTCGATCGTGATCACCCTCAAGTTCGGCACGACGGCCTTGACGGGCGGCGTGCTCTCGTTCGGCGCCACCGACGCCGCCGGCACGAAGGTCGACTCGACCGAGATCACCGCGCTCAACGTCGGCTCGGAGTCGGACGTCCTCGTCGGCTCGATCGCCGTCACCGGCTCCTACACGGCCGGCGCCTTCAACCTCTTCGCGCTCGTCGAGACGCTCGCGGGCGTCTGAGCCACACCACAGCCTCCCGGCGCTGAACCGCCGGACTTCGTTCCCCTCCACCCCAACACAAGGAGCCCGACGCCATGGGTCAGCCCGCGGTTCAGATCGACGCGCAAAACGTCCTCGCGCGTGGGATCCGCAACAACTTCGTCGACACCTACGACAACGCATGGAAGGACGTCAAGGCCATGCTCTCCCCCGTCATGGAGCTCGACGTCCCGAGCGACGCGGAGAGCGAGACCTACGCCTACGACGAGAGCGCCCCTCACCCGGCCTACTGGCAGCGCGGCAAGGAGATCCCCCGCGCGGCCTTCGGCGCGAAGAAGTTCAGCGTCGCGAACCGGGACTGGGGTATCGCGATCGACTGGCACGAGAACGACGAGCGATACGACCAGACGAAGCACCTCACGGTCAAGGCGAAGAAGGCCGGGCGCAACTTCGCCCGCCTCCCGTGGCGCTGCTTCTGGCAGATCGTCAACGGGACGACCGACGGGAAGCTCCTCCCCTCGATCCCGAACGCTCCCGACGGCGCGGCGCTCCTCTCCGCGACCGACGGCGCGGGCGCCAACCGCTTCGGCGTCTCGGGCGGCAATATCGTGACCGGCACGGGCACGACCCCGGCGCAGATCCAGGCGGACTTCTACTCCGCGCTCGAGCGGATCCTCTCCTTCCAGGACCTCGAGGGCGAGGAGCTCTGGTCCGACGAAATGCTGAAGGAAGGCGTCACGATCTTCCACGGCGTCGCGGCCTCGGACTTCTTCGCGGCGGCGTTCGCGCAGCGGCTCAACGTCCAGGTCGTGCAGAACGTCGCGGCCTCCGAGAACGTCGGCGGAGCGACCCGGTCGAACCTGATCCTCGACAACGGGTGGAAGGTCACCCTGATCGCGACGCAGAAGATCACGGACAACGACTGGTATCTCGCCGCCGACGGGGTCGACGTGAAGCCGTTCTTCCAGCAGGTCAGCGCCCCCCTCCGCGACAACATGGAGGACATGCTGAACTCGGACAACTCCCGCCGGACGAAGAACCGTTCGATCCAGTGGGACATGTCGTTCGGGATCGGGCTCAACCTCCCCTACGGCTTCGTCAAGGTCAACAACTAGCCGACGCCGCTCCCCCACTGCGGAGGGGAGCCGTCGGCTTCCGGGGCGCCCTCCTTCGAGGGCGCCCCTTTCTCGTCGCCGTCCTCGCAGGAGACTCGATCGTGAAGACCTTCCACGTCGGCGTGAAGCCGAACGCCCCCTTCTCCACCTGCCAGCTCGCGGGTGTCGGCTTCCAGAAGTTCTCGAGCGGCTGGGGCCCGGGCGGCGCCGAAGTCCACAAGCCGGGGCTCCACCTCGAGCACGAGGACGATCTCCCGGAGCGCGTGGCGAAGGCCGCGGCGCACCGTGTGGTCCGCTGGCGCAAGACGCGCGAGGGCACCGAGCTCGCGGCGACGATCCACGACAAGCGCGCGAAGGGCCACCGCGACCAGCCCGGAGACGTCCCCCTCGGGACGTTCGTCTACTGCGTCCCGGTCGAGGCCATGCCGGACGTCGACCCGACCCCGCCCCCGCTCGTGACTCCCGAGCCCGTCGTGCCTCCGGTGAACGACCGCGGCGGCGCCCCGCGCTCGCCCGAGGAGAAGCGCGAGCGGCGCAACGCGAAGAAGAACGCGGCGCTCGAGGAGACCTTCCCGAAGGGGGGAGACTCCGACGGCGAGGACCTCTGACCGCCGAGAGCGGTCAGAGCGGAGGTGACGCTTGACCCTCGCGCAGGACGTCCAGAACAGGATCCCGCCCTCGCGGCTGGTGCAGCTCACCAACCACACGCCCGAGGGCACCTCCGCGGGCACGGTTGACACGGCCGTGCTCGGCTACGCGGTCGCTGACGCGAAGGCCGAGTTCCAGCGCGTCTCCGGGATCGCCTACGACGAGTCGAGCGCCAACCACGTCCCCCTCGGCGTCGAGGGGACCATGTGCTACCTGATCCAGCGGAAGGGGTTCGGCGCGGAAGCTCGCGCCGCCCTCGAGTCCTGGCAGGCGGCCCTCAAGCGTTTCGGCGAGAGCGAGGCGACGGGCCAGCGCTGGTTCTCGCCCGGGACGAACGCGCCCTACACCTCCACGCGACCGGACTCGGGCGAGCGCCCGGACGCCGATCGGTCTCGCTTCGACGGGCTGGTGCCGCGCGCGCCCTCGAGCTTCGGCACGCGCCGCAGCACTCGCACGGACGGGGGCTGATCGTGACCACCGTCCGCGAGCTCGAGCAACGCTTCGCCCCGCGCGGCGAGGTTCAGCGCCTCGCCCTCGACAGGGCGGGCCGCTACCTCGTGGCGAAGGCGCGCGAGGCGTTCGCGAAGCAGGGCCGAGACGGGAAGGGCGCATGGGTCCCGCGCGGCGTCCCGAACGTCGCCGGGATCCTCTCGGACCTCGAGCGAGGCGGCTCGATCGCCGAGCGTCGCTTCGAGGCTCGACCCGCCGGCATGGACACGGGGCGCCTCCGAGCGGCGTGCTTCTACGAGGTCCGGGGCGACGTCGTGGTGGTGGGCTCGCGAGTCCCCTACGCGAAGAAGTTCCAGGACGGCGGGACGACGACGATCCCCGTCCAGAAGAGCACGGCCGCGAAGCTGCGGAAGCTTCTCCCGGGGCTTCGCCAGAGGCTCGGGAACACGCCGGGCTTCCGACGGCTCGCGCGGATCGCGGGCGGGAAGGTCTCGAGCTTCACCGTCACCACGCGCGGGCGCACGTTCGTCGCGATCACCGAGGCCGACCGGGCCGAGCTCAAGAAGATCGTGCGCGCTGCGGCGCGCGGGAGGGCGTAGACCATGGCCGAACCGACCTTCGACGAGGGCTGGGTCAAGCTCAAGGCCGCCATGAAGCTCTTCAACGCGGCGTGGAGCTTCGGCGGCACGGACTCGCCGAACGTGGTGAGCCTCCTCCGGTCCTATGAGGAGGCGGTCAAGGCGTCGGGCGCGGAAGCGGCCGCGGCCTCCGCCGCGCTCCAGACGTTCCGATCGAACGCGTCGAACAACGTGGGCCGCGCGGCGGCGCGCACGGTCATGGATCCTCTGATCGGAGTGATCGCGCGATCGGCGCAAGTGAAGAGCGCGGCACGATCGGCCGACGCGCAGCTCCGGGATATTTACGAATACATGCGGATCAACTCGAAGAGCGTGAACGCTCGCGAGTTCACCCGCGGCTCGTTCGTGTCGGGCTCGCCCTACGTCGGCGACGGCGAGTTCCGACGGGTCACGACGGACGCCTACGGCTTCCCTCTCGAGGCCGACTGCCCGGACACCTACACCTGCAAGGTCGTGAAGGACCAGACGGGCGGCGTGAAGCCCGGGAAGGAAGTCTGGCGCGTCTCGCCGCTCCCCTTCGTCGACGAGCTCGAGTGGGGCACCTCCGGGCGCGGTTCGGGCGACGAGCGCGAGTTCTCCTCGATCAACGGCGACGACTCGCTCCTCCAGAACGCTAGCTTCGGCGACCGCTCGGGCACGGACGCTCTCCCGACGGCGATCCCCGGGTGGACGAGCTCGACGGCGGTGATCGGCGACGGCACCGACTACGCGTTCAACTCGACGGAGTATTACCAGGCCTCCCCCGAGAAGGAGGGGACGTCTCCGAAGAGCCTCGAGATCAAGCTGACGCGCACGCTCACGCAGGCTCTCTCGGTCGCGAACATTGTCCCGTCGTTCGACCGGCCTTACTGGCTCGAGGTGGCGTGGACTCGGAGCCAGGGGACCTTCTCGGGGGCGGGCACGGGCACGCTCGCGCTGCACCTCGGGGGCAAGAGCGTCTCCGTCACGGCCGCGGCTCAGACCGGCTGGCAGGTGCTCAAGCTCCCGACGTCCTCGGACGCCGACCTCTGGCCCTCCTCGTGGTTCGAGGACGCGCCCGACGTGAAGATCGTCTGGACGCGGACCACGGGCTCGATCCTGATCGACCGCGTGCTCCTCCGCGGCTTCAACCCCTACCGCGGGCACTTCGTCCTCCCGATCTCGCGGCGCACGCCGTGGACCTACGGCGACCGCGGGACGTTCACGGACTCGATCTCTTCCGACGCCACGATCGCGCGCTCGATCGGCCGCTACTACGGGATCTCCCTCCCGAGCGCGACCGGTGGCGGCGAGACGATCTCGGACTACTGACCCGTGAGCGCGGAGAAGCTCGCCGACGCGCTCTCCCGCAACCCGGGACGGCTCGTCCTCGACCCCACGGCCCTCTACCCCGACGCGTTCCCCCACGGCGGGACGGAGGTCGGGCTCGTGCGCGACGTCGTCGTGCGCTGGGGCTTCCGCTACATGCGCCAGGTGTCCGAGTATTTCGGCACCACGCTCGACGTCTACGTGACCGGGCAGGAGCCGGCGATCGCCTTCGCGCTCCAGCAGCGCGACACGGACACGCTCCCGAAGCTCTTCCCCCGCGTGCAGACGGGCACGGGCCCGAACGGGATCCCGGGCATGTGCCGCCTCGAGGGGATCGCCGGGAACAGCGCGACGAACCTCAAGTGGCCGGGGAAGCTCGTCGCCCTCCCGCCGCTCCTCTTCTCGCCGCTCGACCCTCGGAACATGGCGGTGCTGATCCGGCGCCCGGTCGCCCTCCTCGAGGAGACGACCGACCTCGCGCTCCACCTCGAGCGCGACGGCCTCTTCCCCGTCGTGTGTCTCTGCACGCCCGACTCGACCGGGAAGGCGCCCTACCAGATCGACCTCATGGAGCACCTCGCCCTGTGACCGGACCGACCCTCCTCCGCCGCCTCGCGGCCCAGGTCGACGCGAAGACGCGCGCCGCGCACCCGGGCGGAGCGCTCGCGGTCGGCGCTTACCGCTTCCTGAGGATCGGCGGGACGGTCCCGATCGACGCGGACCTCTCGGAGGCGGAGGTGCTCGCCCTCGAGGCCGCGGCGGAGCTCCTCGACCTCACCCGCGCGCAGCAACTCGCGAGCGTGCTCGCGGACGGCGGCGCGGAGGCGAGCGCTCCCTTCGACGGCGGGGCGCGGCGCGTGCGGGCGGCGCTCGAGCGGACGGCGGAGCGGGCGGCGCGGTTCGCCGGGAGCGTCACGTGAACCGCCGGCAACTCGCGCGACAGATCGCGTGGTGGCTCGACCCCGCGCGCTTCACCTGGAACGAGAGCCCGAGCGGTCCCGTGCTCGCGGCCGTCTCCGTCTCGCAGAAGGGGCCGGAGCACTTCTGGGGCAACCTCCAGACCCCCTTCGGGCTCGTGCGGACGCTCGGCTACACGCCGGACCCGCAGCACCCCGGGCGGCTCTCGAGAGCGAGCTTCGCCGTCGACGTGGTCGCCGAGGGCTTCGCCGATCGCGCGGGATCCTCCGCCCTCGTCGGCGCGAACCGGACGAGCACGGGTGGACGCTCGGGCGGGCGGGGCGTGCTCGACGTCGCGGCGCGCGTCGCGGAGCGCCTCGCCACGCTCGACGGCTCGAGCGGCTTCCAGGCGGTCGCGCGCGCGGCGAACGGCGAGGAGGAGGCGAACCCGGAGGAGGGCGTCACGGTCGCCCTCGCGCGCGTCGAGGTCGAGGCCTACGGGCTCCAGAGCGCGCCCTACTACCACCCGCCCACGCGCTTCAAGGCGACGGCCGGCGGCTCGGGGGCGTGCGCGCTCGCGTGGTCTCTCCCGGTCGCGCGCTTCGACCGATTCGGCGTGGTGTTGCGCTACTCGGCGTCGGGCTACCCCTCGAGCGCGACGGACGGGACCGGGCTCGCGCTCTCGAGCGTGACGGCGACCTCTCTCTCGGCGACGGGCCTCCCGAGCGGGCTCGTCTACTTCGCGCTCTTCGGCTCCTACGACGAGACGGGCGCTGGCTCGCCGAACGTCTACTCCGAGGCGGCGCGCTGCACCGCGACGATCGCGTGAGAGGGGAGGGATCATGGCGAACGACGACGAGGAGCTCCTCCGCGCGAGGCTGAACCTGGACGAGATCCGCCAGGATCTCCGCGCCGTCGTGTCCGAGTTCAGGAAGGCGGGAGCCGAGGGCGGCAACGCGCTCTCCTCCGGCGTCGCGTCCGGGCTCCGATCGGCCGGCGGGGCCGCGGGCGGAGGGGCGGGAGGAGGAGCGCTCGGGGGCGTCGCCGGGAAGGCTCTCGGGGGCCTCGGCGGCGGGCTCGGGTCGTTCGCCTCGAGCGCGATCATGGACGGCGTCTCCGCGGGCGGGCTCGCCGGGGCGGCCGTCGGCTTCGCCGCGCAGGGCGTGCGCGCGGTCGCGGACGGATACCGCTCGGGCTACGAGTCGGCGCCGCTCTTCGCGGGCGGGCAGCGCGCGAGCGCGGAGGGACGCTTCGGCGCGGAGGAGTCGCTGATCAACTTCGCCCAGGGCGCCCTCGGCCCGCTCGGGTTCCTGCTCTCGGACGCGAAGCGCGGGCTCGCCGAGGAGAAGGAGCGGAAGTTCCGGCCGATCGACGCCACGGCGGGGCAGCTCGGCGCCCTCGCCGAGCAGAACGCGCGCGACGGGATCGCCTTCGACGAAGCCGGGACCCGCCAGCTTGCGGACTTCCTCCTCGTCCGCAACCGCGCGGCGCAGGAAGCCCGAGAGTCCGTCAACCGGATCGTGAACGAGCAGGGTCTCGACCCGCTCGCGAACGCGAAGCAGGGCAACCGGTGAGCATTCAGACCGCCGCGACCGACCAGCTCAAGATCACCTACGGCTCCTTCGCGCTCGCCGCGGCGAACGGGATCGAGCTCCAGGGCGACCGCGACCGCTACCAGCTCAGCGTCTCCCACCGCGGGGGATCGTTCTCGTGCGAGTTCGTGCTCAGGCTCGGCTCGCCGACGGGCACGCAGGACACGGACGACGCGGCTTTCGGCGCCCTCGTCGCGGCCGCGATCGCGTCGCTCCGGCTCCCGAATCAACGGCTCCTGATCCAGCAGGGCTCGCGCACGGTCGAGGACTTCAACCCGGACGCCGGCACGCTCACGGCGTTCGACGTTCAGCCGCTCCTCGAGAAGACGGGGAGTCAGGACGACGCCGGACACGTCCGCCGCTACCGGTGGTCGCTCACGTTCACGCGCCCCGCCGACGAGTCGGGCTACGGCGGTCGATCCTCGGGCATGTTCGAGGTCTTCACGACCTTCCAGGGCCGCCGCGTCGCGGTCGGGCGCGGCTCCGTGACGGCTCTCCCCGGGCAGACGGCGAAGCAGACCTACGAGGCGGCCGCGACCGACACGTGGATCACGAGTCAGCTTCCGTCGACCGTCACGGGCGGAGAGTGGACGAAGGTCGAGGATCGGTTCTCCGCGGACGATCACGGATTCACCGGGACCTTCGAGCGCACCTACTGGGAGGCGGTCTACGGGCTCAGATCCTACGAGACCTCGCTCTCGTGCGACGAGGCCCAGATCGCGACGGTGGCCGTCTCCGGCACCTACCAGAAGACGGCGACCTTCGCCTCGGGGAAGGCCGCGCACGACGCCGCGACGGGAGTCGGGACTCTCGTCGCGGCCGCCCTCTCGGCCCTCGCCCCCGGCTGCAACTTCGACGCGAAGCCGGCCTCGAAGGAGGAGAGCGCGAACACGACGGGCGAACTCTACACCTTCCGCCGCGTCTACCCCGAGATCGTCGAGGCACAGGGCGACACCACCGACCTCGCGGAGGTCGTCAAGTTCGAGCTCGACGTCCGGCTCGCGCGACCGACGCCGGGTGACGCGCGGCTCACCTCGACCACGCCGAAGCGGCTCCGTCCGGGCATGGCGAACTACCGAGCGGCGATCGACAAGACCGTGACGACCGACCTCCGCGCGCTCTGGGAGAGCAAGCTCCGCGCGCGCGTGCTCTCGGTCTGCCGGACGCGACTCGGGGCGGCTCAGGTGATCCTCACGGACGAGTCCGTTACGTCCCTCGTCGCGGGGAACAGGATCGCGGCCGAGCTCGCGTTCGTCGTCGTCGACTCGCCCGTGATCTCGCTCTCGATCCGGGAGCGCGTCGCGCGCACGCCCGCGAAGCGACCCGTCCCTCGAGGT